AGTATTTTGAGAGTTATAAGTTAGATAAAAACCTGGTTGCTTATGGTTGTGCTGGAACGGGTAAGACATTTATCACACTCTACAATGCAATCAAAGAAGTTCTGGATCCCAAGTCCCCTTACGAAAAAATTTATATCGTTAGGTCTCTTGTCGCTACCCGTGAAATTGGTTTTCTTCCTGGTGATCATGAAGACAAATCTTCACTCTATCAGATTCCCTACAAGAATATGGTGAAGTACATGTTCGAAATGCCAGATGACGCGGCATTCGAAATGTTGTATAATAACCTGAAGGCACAAGGAACGATTAGTTTCTGGAGTACCTCATTCATTCGTGGAACCACCTTCGACAATGCTATCATCATTGTTGATGAGTTCCAAAACTTGAACTTCCACGAATTGGATTCCATCATTACCAGAATTGGTATTGATTCCAAGATCATGTTCTGTGGTGACGCAACTCAAACAGACTTGGTAAAGCAGACAGAAAAGACAGGCATCATGGACTTCATGAGAATTATCCAAGCAATGCCTTCCTTTGATGTTGTTGAGTTCCAAGCAGAGGACATCTGCAGAAGTGGTTTGGTGAAGGAATACATCATGGCTAAATTACAACTCGGTTTATGACCTTTGAACATGTAAACATTGAGATCCCCACACTCAGTAGAGTGTTGATTGATGGAACTCGTTATTATGACACCCCCAGTGGGGAGAAGTTACCATCAATTACCTCTGTTATCTCCTGGATTAAGAGAGATTTCTTCAAAGGTTGGAGAGAGCGTGTTGGTGAAGATGAAGCAAATAAGATTACCAAGGCTGCAACCAGTCGTGGAACTGATATGCACACCTTGACTGAGAACTATCTTCTCAATCAAGAACTTCCTGAGGTTCAACCTCTATCTCAATTCCTGTTCAAACAAGCAAAGCCAACTCTGAATCGTATTGATAAGATTCATGCCATTGAAGCTCCTCTTTATGGTTTGGAGTTGGGATTGGCTGGAACTGTAGATTGTATTGCTGAGTTTGATGGTGAACTCGCCATCATTGACTTCAAGACTTCAAAGAAACCCAAGCCTCGTGAGTGGATTGATGATTATTTCATTCAATGTGCAGCTTATGCCTGTATGTTATTTGAATTAACTGGTATAATGGTTAAGAAGTTTGTTATTATCATGTCCTGTGAGGACGGAGAGTGCGTGGTTTATGAAGAGCGAGACAAAGGAAAGTACATCAAGCTTCTCCAAAAATATCATAGAGAGTATCTTGAATCCAAGTTACAAGAATATGCCTGAATCAGAAGAGCAAAACCTAGAGGAACTCCTAGAGAACAAATTCTATTGTTCTAAGAGGTTCACAGAAGAGATTGAAAAGATTGCTCACTCTGAAGGTGGAATGAGTTATATTGATGCCATTGTACATTTCTGTGAGAAGAACAATATCGAAGTGGAATCCATTCCCAAATTGATCTCCAAACCTTTGAAGGAGAAACTGAAAGCAGAAGCCATGGAGTTGAATCTGCTTCGTCGTACATCTCATGCTAAACTTCCTTTATGATTCCTAAAGTGACACCTTTTGAAACCTACAAAGCATATCTAGGACTCAAGAATCACTTTACGAAGGCAAAGTATGACTATCACAAATACTGTGGTAAGTCACGAGCCACAATCAATTCTTTCTACAAGAGAAAGGATAGGTTTTGGTTTGAGAAACTGAGCCGCCAAAAAGATGATAAGGAAGTTGTTGATTTCTTTGTAGCTAACTTCGTATCCTGTGTTGATCCACAAACTCTCTGGATTGGAGAGATGATCAAGACAGGAGAAACAAACTTCACAGATTGGAAGAAGAAGATACAATCTCTTTCTTATCACTTCAAATCTGAAACGGAAACACTCTTCGATGGAAAGAATTTTGATTCCATATTTTCTATTGAAGGAACAAAACATCCTGATATAATAAAGGAACACCTTCAGGATAATGTTTCACTTGAGACATTGGTTCTGTTGGAAAAGATCTTGGGGTTCAAGAAGAACTTCGATAAGAAACTCCAAGATCCTGTGTGGGAATTCCTCTCGATGCGAATGGAGAAGTATTCTCCCTTTCTAAATATCGATGTATTTCATTATAAAAAGATCCTTAAGGAGGTCGTGTTAACAAAATGACATTTTTTGAGTCTGACATCGTTCAACAAGAGATGGAAGACATTGCAAGACTTCAAGAGGAAATCTATGGAATGGTATTCAAATTCCCTTCCATGGATAAAGAGGAGAAGATGAAGCACGTTGAGTTGCTGAGTGATCTCCTCAAGAAACAACAAGTTCTCTATACGAGAATGAGTTTGTCTGATGATCCAGAAGCTAAGAGTATGAAGGAGAACATCATGAGGTCTGCACAAGACCTTGGGTTCCCTCCTGATGTAGACATTGCTTATGTCTTCAACAATATGACTAAAGTTCTGGACGAAATGAAAGGATCCATTGAGAGGTCCTAACCTTTGTGACATAATGAAATACACAAAGGCCAAATCTTAACTAATAGGTACACACATGTCGTTTTCTAATCTCAAAAAACAATCATCTCTCGGTTCTCTGACCGCAAAACTGGTCAAGGAGGTCGAGAAGACTAACAACCCCAGTGGTTCGTCAGGTGCAGACGAACGTCTCTGGAAACCAGAAATGGATAAAACTGGTAATGGATATGCAGTAATTCGTTTCCTCCCCGCTCCAAATGGTGAGGATCTTCCTTGGGCAAAGGTGTGGAGTCATGCCTTCCAAGGTCCTGGTGGCTGGTATATTGAAAACTCTCTGACCACTCTGGGTCAAAAGGACCCACTGGCAGATTACAATCGTGAACTCTGGAACTCTGGTCTGGATTCCGACAAAGAGATTGCCCGTAAGCAGAAGCGAAAGCTTTCTTACTACAGCAACATCTATGTCGTGAAGGATCCTGCTAATCCTCAGAATGAGGGTAAGGTTTTCCTCTTCAAGTTTGGTAAGAAGATCTTTGATAAGATCATGGAAGCCATGCAACCTGAATTTGAGGATGAAACTCCCATCAACCCCTTTGACTTCTGGCAAGGTGCCAACTTCAAACTGAAGATCAAAAAGGTTGCTGGATATTGGAACTATGATTCCAGTGAGTTCGCTAAGGTTGGTGCTCTCCTGGATGATGACGAAGCATTGGAAGCTCTCTGGAATAAAGAGTACTCTCTGACTGCTTTCACTGATCCATCCAACTTCAAGTCCTATGATGAACTTGAAAAGCGTCTGAACGCTGTCCTGAACCGCAACGTCAATGCACCTGTTCGTCAGGAAGTGACACCTGCTGAACTGGAAGAGCGTTCTTATCAACCTACCTTTGAGAAGAAGGTTGAGGTTGAGGACGACGCTGACTACGGTGTCCCACAGACCTCACTGGCTGACGCTGATGAGGATGACGCTCTGAGTTACTTCGCTAAGTTGGCTGACTCCTGAGGGAAAATGGACCTTTGATTTCAAAAAAGGTCCAAATTTTTTTCTGGCAGTTTTTCTCGCGTATTACTCTTTTCAATTATAGAGTCTGATGTTATCTCCTCTAGTTACGCTAGGGGAGATATATTGTGTTGATCCCTGTTGATAAGGCATAATCCTTTCAAGGTCATCCAGGATCAATCCAACATATTCTCTTTTTAGGATATAGATGTTTCTACGGTTATTTTGGATCTTTTCCTCATAATCGTAGTTTGTGACTGCATAGGTGAAACTGGAAGAAACTCGCTCAGTTCCCAATCCACTGTCATAGTAGGTAATTGAGATATCTTGGGGAACTTCCAATTTTCCAGGAAATACTACTTTTCCCGTAGAATCCTGAATTTCGTCACTTTCGTAATGATGGACTGCATAGATGTTTTCTTCAGATCCATACTTTGAGATCAAATAGTTCTGAAATGACTGTTGATCCAGAGGCCACTCTTCGACTTGATTGATAACATTGTTGGCAAGAAGAACCAACCAATCAAGTTTTTCTTCATCATAGACTTTCTTGGCAACCTCATCTGGTCTCTCATTGCCAATAATCTTGTATTTGTTGAAATACGCCAAATCCTGAAAAATGTCAGGTCTGATGATTCCTCTCTTGAAGAGATTCTTGACCTCAACATAATCACTGATCTTTTTAGCATCAGTCAGACGACTGACATACTCAAAATTAGGAACGTAACTGAAATATTGTTCTGCCATTGTTTAGTACCCCATGTCTTGAGTTGAATCTTCATTGTCATCTTGATAAATTGGTTCAAGTTCACCAAAGTCTAATCTAAGCACATAAGAGGTCATTGAACCATCAGGGTACGTCATATAGTGGTTGTTTGGTGTGTAATCAACAGCGATGTTTTTCAAGAAACATGGTTTGAACTTGTGAAGATATGGATGTTGTCCTCCATTATTGAAGATAAACTTCAGTTTGAAGACATTTGGGGTATAGAGGAAAATTCCATTAGTTCCAGATTTTGAGGGAGCAGCATTATATTTGAACCATTTAATGATTTTTTGAATCACTTTTGCTTCATCTGGATCTCTTGGCGTGAGTTGAAACTCATATTTGAAGCTTCTCAACCTCGGACCATTGAAGAGAAGTTCCAGGTTGGGGTTAACAACAGATCCAGTTGAACGAGCAATCAGGTTTGTTCCAACTGCTTTTCCAGCAAAGTAAGCTTTCAAGAAATATTGAGTATTTGGATCTGCAAATCCTGTTTCAACAGCTTTGGCTGCACTTTCTGCCATCCCACTAGCAGCCGCGCTTATATTCAAATCAGAAATTCCTTTCATTCCTTCCATGGCAACATCTGCCAAGGATGCTTGGATATAGTTTAACTTATCTTCACTGAAGTCAACTCCAAATGATTCTGAAATGTTTTTTTGGATGGGAAGTTGAACAGTTCCAGTGGGAGGACCAGAACCAACACGATCCTCAGATGATCCTCCAATCAAAGAGTTTCCTTCTCCACGAGCAGAATACTTGTGTCCAGTTATTTGGATATAATCAACACCAAACTGACTCATGTCGTTCAGTGGATATCTCATGGTCCCAGCGGAACTTCCAGTTCTGAGAGATCTACCTTTAGGTACTGCAACTCCCTCAATGTCAGGATTTGAGTCTTGAGAACCAATGGTTAGTTGGTCATTAGGAAATGCAAAGGTTCCATATTGTGTTGGAGTT